CGTTTTATTAGGATCACCCAGCATATCATTGTATAGCGCACGTTTAATATTCAAGCGCATGTCACTTAATACTAGCTGCGCTACATCAAAACGACCAGCTGCTTGTATAGGCTGAAGCCCCTGACTACCCATAGCCTTTGGAATAATAGATCCCGGAACCAATTGAATAGTATCAGGGTTAATAACGCCATCATCTTCCATTTGATAAATGCCAGAGATAGCCATTTGAGCATTCTCAAGAATAAGCTCAATCGTAAGATTAGTAGTTTTAATAGCAGAAAGGGCATTAAGAAGAGGCCCACGACCATAGATTTCACCAGCACATTTAGACCAACGAAAGCAAACAAAAGGATTTGAACCAAGTCCAGTCATTTTTTTAGAGCTAATCAAAGTATCAGTTGTCATACATATTGCGTAACTCAAGTAAGCTTCTTGGTTTTTCTTAGAGTAGTCGCGGCATACAACCTCAAGAACAGTAGTCTCTCTATCTTGACCCATCATAGAAGTAACCTTCGGATCAAAGGTTCCATTGGGATACATGATAGAAAGATGGTCAAATTTAACCTTCTTACGCTCACGATAAACGTGGTCAATCTTATCGTCGGGGCCAGTATCTAGTACAAGATGAGGAAGCGGTATCGCAGAAAAGATTACTGGGTTGATTGAATCGCCCTCTTCCACGCACAAAACACCAGTCCCGACAGCCAAGTCCATGAAGGATTCATGAACCTCTTGGCTAAAGTTAGAGTTCTGTAAAACCTCAAAAACGTATTCTGTAACTTCATCTAAGTCATTATCAACAGCTTCCCGTTGATCTGGTGGCACCTCACTGCCAGCCATGAGATCAGCCCATCTTGCAAAGTTTGGAACAATTCCAGACTGTAAGCGACTAGCAAATTCTTGAACGCCAACTACAGCAGTCTCATCAAATATCTTCTCATCTCTACGCTGCCCTCGCTCCTCATAGTAAAATGATTCACGCTGCGGCAAAGCATACTCATAGCATTCCTCAAATAAAGGAACCCAGTTTTCCCTTAAAGCCTTGGCTTTTTGGTAAGACTTAATATATTTTTTTGCGACTGCATCTTCGGCCATTATCTAAACCTACCCATGAATGATTGGCGAGAAGCTTTAAACAAAGAACGCCTTGTGCCTCTACCTCTTCTTGATTCTATAGCCTCAGAAATATCTTCGCGCTTTTGCCTCGCGCGTCTTTCAACTTCTTCACGCTCAGCAATGTCAGCTTCAACCCTTTGCTCGGCTGCCGCCTCTTTTTCCGCTCTGCTTGGGCCACCACCAAAACACATAGCAATCTCCTTTGTTTTCCCTTCGTAAGCATAGAAGAGAATAAAGTTCAATGCACAAACTACATCCTAGACCAGAAGCTAGGTTTGTTTCGTTGCTTTGGACCTCTATTAAATACATCGAAGTTACGCTTGGCAATAACAGGTCTGGCTGGTTTCTGAGAGTTCATCAAAGCTCTGCCTTCCCCAGCACCTAAGAATAAATACTGAGCCGCATCATGAACGTGACTAAACATATTTTTATCTGGTTTGTCTGCGTATCTCTCGCCGCTAACCTCCATGCGCTTATACGCATAGCCACCTTCAAAACCCTTAATTAACTGAGGGCATCGTCTGTCTATTAGTAGTGCTGGCTTACCTTCGACCATCTTCGTCAACTGGGAGGATACCGACTCTAGCCGGAGGTCAACAGAGTTGGAAGGCGCAGGAAACGCCTTCAAGCCAGCACCGCGCAGAATATGAAAAGGAGTCGATTCATCAGTCTGCGCTCTAAAGTCACCCGCAGGATCACCATAGATAATTACTTCTGAGGCTGCTGCAAACCTCGTGGATAATTCATTTCTTAGAACCTCTGCAAAACGCACGATCCCCATGTCTATTGCGACTATCTCTGATTGCAGAAACCATCTGCCCCTTACCTTTTGACCAAAGACCGCAGCAGGAGTTAGTCCAAAATCCACACCAACATAAACTGGCATGTTTGCAGCAACGGGTATTTCTTCTTCTGCTATGTGAACTTCTGATGCAAACATTGGATATACAGGCTTTCCATCTTGAATATGACCCAACTGATTCATCACATACACATCTATCCATGATTTAGTCTTACCCCTAATAAGATTTGGGTAATAACTCTTAAGCATGTTCTTTGTGTTCTCAGCCTTTGGGTTTGGATCATAGTCTTCTATTTCTCCATCTTGATTCTTCTTCTCAACCATACCAGCGGGCTGGGTATAGAAAGACCAGTTGTCTGGTTTAACCAGCATCTTAGCTTGCTCACGCGGTATATGATCTGGGATTGGTACTTCGCCAGACATAATGGGCCACCAATGATCTTCCTCAGGGGCGTTGGTATCGGCAATAACGCCAGTCCAAGTAGGGCCGCCATCACGCATAGAAGGAAAACGACCAACACGCATCGTACAGGCATCAATAATACTCTTAGGAATCTCTCTTGCTTCGTTAATCCAGATACCCGTGAGTTCCAAAGAAAGAAGTTTCTTAACGTCTTCGGGCCTATCAAGGGCCAAGAAAAGAACCTCAAGATCTATGTCTCCCTTTTGAATGCGGTGGGTGTATGGCACTGACCAAGTAAACTTGCCCCAGTCTTTTTCCGGAAACCAGTCTAACCAAGTCTTGATAGTAGTAGTTCTAAGCTGGGGATTTGTATTACGAATAATAGCCCAACGACTTTTTCGTATTCCGTCCGAGCCTTTATTCTGCTGAATGGCGCGGCGAAATACCTCAACACAGCAACCAACAGATTTGCCAGAACCAACTGGGCCTCTTATGCCACGAAAGAAGGTGTCATCCTTCATAAAGGTTTTTAGTACATCACCATCAGGCTTGTACTTAAAGTCTATCATCTAAGACCCTTATCGACTCCAAATCGGATCATATCCTCTACTACCTCAGGCGCAATACTTTCTATCAGTTTATCGCATTCCGCATTGGTAACAAAAGATTTCCCATGCTTTTCTTCTATGTAAGCAAAGTGAACCTTGCGAACAATGCCGCGAAGAAGATCTAAGTCTTGCTTCCTAATCGTGCTAATAAAACTCATTTAGCTTTGCGCCTTGGTTTCTTTTTGGATTCATCAATTGAAGGCGTAGAAGGATCGTCAGCTTTAAACGTACCCTTTTTTGTTCTGGCCTTTACTGGCTCTGGGCCTTCTTCCAGCTTTGCTGAATAACTCATGTGAGTCTTGTAAGTCCAAGTAAAGCCTTGAAAGTGGTGAATTTCCCCAGTCCAAAGCTCTCCCGTGTTCTTAATATACCAAGCCATTTTAACCCAAGTCTTTTTCTAGAAGTTCTTGAAGCGGCTGACCAATACAAGGCTTTGCTTCCTCATACATAGCCTCAATCATTTCTAATTGATCTTTAAGCACGTCAGACTTTAAGACTGCACTCGCCATCTGCTTAAAACGCCACACTTGAGTTACTTCATTCATGTTCTATATTTCCTTACTTTCTTGGCAATAGCTTTCGGTTGAGCCACATGCTGCTTACCTGCTGCCTTACCCTTTCGTTTAGCTGCGGTTGTAGCTGCATATTCAGAATCACTAAGAGCAGCGATAGCCTTACTAGGAAGATAACGCTCACCTGTCTCACTAGACTTCTTGCCAGACTTGGTGCGCCACTTCTGCTTACCCCAATTAAGTAATGACTTCTGCGGGGCTTTCATTAGTTCGTCTTAGGCTTATACAAAGTACGCTTAGAATATTCTTGAGGCATCATCATTCTGCCGCCAGCGCCGCCGCTTTTACCAGACATTTTTGAAATCATACGATTAATTGCCTTGAGCCTAACTCGCATCTTTTTTTCTTTTTTTTCTGATGCTTCCTTTTCCGCTTCACTAGGCTCAAAGCTAATAGGGTGATCTTCAGGATTAAGCTCCTGAAACATCATTTCACGTCCTATATCAACATTTAACTCATCGCGCTCTTTCTTTAAGCTAGAAACAGTCACACGATTCTTTGCATTAGTATTACGAACAACCTTTGTCTTACGTGCCATTATTTATATCCTCCACCAGCGGCCTTATACCGCTTTGCTAAAAGTTGCGCTTTTCTTGCTGACCACTTGCCAGCAGCAGTGCCTTGAACATTAGCCGCCTTTATTCTGTTGAACAAAGACTTCCGCATCTTAGGCTTGGTATAGTTACCAGCAGCATTAACAGCCATTACATATGCTTCCCTTCTTTATCCCACTTAGCCTCAATAGACTCAAGCTGCCTTAATAAACTCTTGTACTTAGGATGCCTGTCGCGGAAATACTCTACAGCCTTGCGCGTCTTATTTACATATCTACGCTTCATCTTATCAGACCTAGAAGCATCAGGCTCGTCTCGAACAACGTCAGGAACCATCTCCTCGAACTTAGCCATCTCCTTAGAAAGACGGTCATAACGCTGCTCTACAGTCTCAGCCACTACTTCTTCTTTCCACTTGGCTTCTGCTTAGAAGGACGTCCAACCTTACTTCCGTAAGTTCCTTTTCCTTTAGGCATTATAACCTCCCAACAAAGATCTGCGCTTCGCTCCCTTGCGAACCACATCCTCCAACTTAGGTGCCTTCATCTCACTCTTATCCATACTCAAAGAAGGTAAAGCACCAAACTCAGGCTTCTTCTCTTGATACATCTGCTCAGCGCTCTTGCCGCCACCACCACCAAAACACATCAGCTTTTCTTATGCCTCCTTGCAAAATTCCTAGCCGCCTCAACACTGCCAAAACCCCAAGCCCTCAAGGCTAAAGCCTTCCGCGTAGGGCGCCCCTTCTCATCCTTCATCGGCCCCTTCATCCCAGCAAACCGAGCAGCAAACGAAACCTTACGGCCAAAGTCCTTGCTCTTCTTAGGTGGAGTCTTCTTAACAGGAGCCTGCAAATTAGACCCCTCCTTACGCTTAAAATAAGCGCGACCAGCAGCGTTTAAACCACCCTCAGGGTTCTGATACTTCTTTGCAACCATATCCAATACTCTTCAATCTCATAATCAAACCCCTAGCATAAAAAAAATAAAACTGACAATGCACAAAACAGTGGAACGCTTTAGCGTTTCAATGCACAAACTTATAGGGCTAATAATGTGAGGGGGGGAGAAGTAACATAGCGTGAGCTTGCAGTTTTTGGCCCCCACCCCTAGCCAAGATCAATTGAAACCTTGATGTCCCCCGCTACTTGCACCTGTGAACGATCTATAGGTTTATAGCCAGCACGATCCAGCAAATCCTTACTCGCTTCAAGCTGAACGTACTCAGACTTAGCACCCTGAGACAGCCTACGCACTGTGTTTACAGCTACGGTAGCACTAAGTCCAAACTCTTCATTCATTCTCTGCATCATGTACTGCTGCACATGGGCTGTTTTTAAAGCTCTATAAGCTGAGACGTATCCAGCCTTGCCCTCAGCGTACCCAGCTTCGATGGCAGCTTTAGCTGGTGGCAATCCTTTTGCTACCATTATATCCACCAGCGCAGCCTGTTTATCAGTTAGCTTCTTAGCGGGAACCACA